AATGAGACTCCGTCTGCGGTCAGCCGGAAGTCAGTCTCGGTCCAGTTGTGTTCGATTCTCGGGTCTTTGTTTAGCACCCGGTAAACCTGACCAATCTTAGTTTGATCGGGTTGTTCGTATCCAATGAAGTGATGAAAGCTGGTTACTAAATCCCATTTTGCATCTGAACCTGGCACCTCGCTAGAAGATGTCCCTGCATTTGCTTGATAGTAGCTTCCGTTGTAATAAACGATTTCATTGACTGAGTAGTCTCCGGCATATGTTCCACTTGCTGACCAGGTGCCTGTTCCATATCGCCGACTTTCGACCTTCATCAACTCAGGCCAATACTCAGATTCCCAAGCTTCTCTTAAACGTCGACTAATGAATCCGCGAAAGAGTGCGAACTCATCATTGCTAAGTGTTTCGTAAATGCGCCCGGTAGATTCAGCCGCACCTCGTAGAACGTCCTGATATTGGACTGTTCGCATTAACTATAAGATTTGTGGTATTTCACTCGACGCACACTTGGCTTTGCGTCTGTTTCAAATTGCTTTGACCCGTAGCCAACCTGCAATTTGGTTCCAACCGAATTAACTCGGCATTCAGGATGTCGCTTAATGGCCCACTTAATATAATCAGTGTCCCTAGCACATTCCTTGTTCTTGATATAATTCTTGAGGTAACCCTCTGCATCAAACCGTGCCACCAATCGACCCACTCCAGGGATCGACCGGTGGTCACGTTGATTATCTTTTGCAATTACCTTCTGTCGCGCTTCCGCCTGTACGCGTTCCATCATCTCGCCGGTACGCAACTCCCGAAGAAGTGCGCGCCGGTGAGACTCAGGAATAGAATCCAGACTAAATGGTAGCGCAGAAGACATTAGGCACACTTAAATGCACCAAGTCCGAGTGGGTTCTTAACCACTAGACCCGCAATCATATCTACCGCAAAGCGGCGACCACCACCAAGGTCAGGTAATTCTTGAACCTGTGGCATCTGGTTGAAACGAAGTTCAATCAAATCCCAATCCAAGACATATCCATAACCTTTAGTTTTGCCATCCAATTGTGGATCAACACAGTCACTACCAGAGAATGTTCCAGTTTGAGTGAAACCTCCTGTTGACGGTGCAGATGTATCCTTCGACGAAGCACCAAACCCGAATGAGTTCCAGAGTGTTGGCACTAACTCAAGCGTACCGAAGTCGCCTTCGTATATATCGACGGTCGAGATGATTCGCTTATCAGCCAAGTTAGCATTGTAACTTCTTATTGAAGATGCAGATGCAACATTGGTAGTTCCGTTTGCGCCAAACTGTGTCTGAGTGAAGTCTTTAAATCTTTTCTTCAAATTCGGACCCGCTAGCAAAGTAAGATTTTGTGTCTTACCGGTTTGTTCGTAGATCGATTGAAGAACATTTTCAACTTGCGCTTCAGTCAACGCAGACGCTAAAGGTGCAGCATCAGCGTTATCAGCATCAATTCCAGTTGTTGAATCAGTCGCAGGATTTTCAAACTCGCCTGTTTCCTTTTTGTGTTCAAACACGTTCCCATCTGGAGTCTTGTATGCACTTGGAATCGCATCCTCATTGTTGTTCGGGTTAATAAACTCACCCAACGAACGAGTGCGGTTTCCTAATGACACACCAGCAGCAGTACCAGAACCACCTTCTGAAACAGTTGCAGCAGAGTTACTGTGTGCGCGTGCATCATACAGGCGAACTTGTGTATCTACTGCAGATGAACCAGTTGTAGTGCCGGCCCAGATTGAATCAGCACAGAAGCGAACTTCTGCATCACGTTTCAATTGGGTCAGCTTTTTAGTTACTGCGTGCGCGTAGTGATCCTTGATGCCTGCTTGGTTCTGCACATTTTGTGCAAGCTTACCAACCATTGCCTGGCGCCTGAACCACTGCACCCTGTTTGACAAGATGTCATACGAAGACTGCGCGTTATCGAAATCACCAACAGCAATATCTGCTGCAGTGCCATCAGCTACGGCGTTGTGCGCCGGAGTCTCCTGCTTATCTGCAGGCCATTCATACAAGGCATTAACCGGAGCCGTACCTTTACTTACCATCGCCATAAAAGGCGTTTCTTTAGCATCGACCATAGTAATGGCGTCCATCAAATCTCTTTGACTGCCTTTACCAAAATCTGTGCTGCTTGCTTGTATCCCACTTACGAAGAGACCAGCCATATCTTATTCCTCCCTATTCTATTATTGTTCCAACGAGATCAACTAGACCTCGCCTGTCCTGATTCGCAAACACGCGATTCTTGGCGTCCTCATACTTTGCAAGCTTACCCTCTTTTGGCGCTGGTGCTGACTTCGGTTTTCCAGGTTCTGGTGAAACTTTTTTTGGCGTGATCTTGGCTTTGCCTTGATCTGCCAGTTCCATCATGTAACCGCGAACATACCGGGCCAACTCTAGCTTATGGTTTGGCGCATATTGTGCCTGTGGTGTTTGATTAAGGACTTGCTGGAAGATTTGCATCTCCTTTGAATCCTCATTCTTCAACCACGGATACAACTTTTCAGCTTGTGCGTTGAACTCCTTGGCCTGACCGAGTTCGGCCTGACGCTGCGGTATCCAACGATTCAGCTTGTTGGTTGAGTCGCGGCGAACCTGCCGAATGAATCTAGTCATCCTAGCTGAACTAAAGTCTTCATCACCTTCGTTATCTGTTAGTGACACGCCTTGATCGCGGAGAATTTGTTCAACGCGGTCTGGTTGATCCAGTAATGCGTCTTCCATATCCTCTGCGAACTGCAAACGTTTCTCTGCCAGATTGGCAATTTCGTTGAGGTCACGTTGACTCTTAATAGTTGCAACCGGGTTGCCATCCTGTTGGACGGTCGCCGGCTGTTCTTCTAGTCGCGCTCTCAACGAATTAACTTCTTTGTCCAATTCGTCGCGCTCTTCCTCCGCCAAACGTAGTTTGCGAGTAAAGCGATCAATCCTCCGTTGAATCCATTCCGGTTCTTCTCCCGGCTTGGCCTCCTCTTCGGATTCCGTTTCTGATTCTTCCTGTGAAAGATCGTGTTCAGTTTCAGTTGTTTCTTCAGTTGATTCCTCAACCGCTTCAACTTCCTCAACTGCATCACCACTCGGTGATGGTTCCTCGGACTGTTGTTCCTGTTCCCCAAGTTCTTTGACTATTATGTTTGTCAAATCCAATGAGTCTAACGGACCTTCAAGTCCAACTATTCCTCCGGTATCTTTAGGGAGGCTATCCGTTGCCTCGGCTGTTATTTCTTCCATGCTTAACCTGCAAGTTAGGTAATATTCCCGGCTATAAAAAAACCGTGCCTGAATTAGACACGGTTCGGTGGTATTAAGCTAATTGGAGTTAGATCGTTTTCTACTGTTTAGGATTGTTTAGGTTTAATCAGACTCAGTAACCACGTCATCAACACTACATCGATCAACAAAGATCGGTGTTGATTCGCCAACCCATGCGCCTTGAACGTTGTATTCAAAGTATTCCTCGGCCATCTCGCGGTCCATGTCGTGTTTATCGATAAATATCTGAATACACTTTTCACGATCATAAATCGCAATCTGACTATTGAACTGCTGACCAACGCCAATAAAGGCGTCTTCGAGGCCATCGGCTAATAACATCTCTGAATCAACAAGCACTATTTGCGGTACCGATTCAGCGTGGTCATTACATCATGCAAAGCCTGCGAGTAACCAGCACGCCAGTGACGGTCGTTGCTTTCAACGCTGTCACTGATCGCACTAGCCACACTCATATCTGTTGCATCATCTAATACCTCCTTCAAGGTAAGCCAAATGATATTAGCGTCATCTAGCTGCTGAAGGTGCTTCTTGCGTTCTTCCTCTGTCATTGCTGATTAACTGGTTGAACACCCATGCGACCGATCATTTTATTCTGTTCTTGCTGAACTGACATCTGAAGGTTCTTACTGTAATTCTGCAATAACGCCTGGAACCTTTCATCGGCTTGCAAACCTTCTTGATACTTAGGGTTGCTTTCAATTATCTGCTGCAAAAATTGTAATTTCATTCCTGCAGTTGGATCAGATTCCACATAGTTGGCTTCATTACCCAAGGCCATTAAAGCAACATCTTGATTCACTTTGTCGAATGTCTTTTGAGATGCACCACGTTGATCAGACATAATTGACTGACCAAGCACAGGGTCTATTGAAGAAACAACAAGTGACATAAGCTTTGATCTGTCGACGATTCCTGCTGAATCGATTGGCAAAAGATCAATCACTGCTTTCATCTTAGCGGCGACATAGTCTTGGTCTAATTCTCGGACATCAAACTTCACACTGAAGTCATAGGTGCCTTGAATTTCACCTTGGCTAGTCGGCAGGCCAGGACTCATCCCTGCAATCCTTTGCAAGTCAGCGTCAGTCAAATATTCCTGCACAAGTTTAAACATCTGTGAGAATGCTTCTGACCATGCGGTCATATACGAATCAACCATCGATTGCATCTTAGCCTGTGCGATAACCGGATTGGTATTGTCATTTAGCCTACCAAAATATTGATCACATTGTTTTTCAACATACGCGATTACATTTAAAGCTTCGCCAGGGTTACTTCTAGGTGGATCGAGAAACTTAACTTCACCTGGTCGCATCTCAGGAAGTTCGCTTCCAGGTTGCAACCTGTAGACTTGTCCCATTCTTGCCGGCACAGTTAAAGGCGGAAACACCATCAACGATGCGCGGTCATATAACATGTCACGCTGTCCTTTGATTTCGTTCTGCCAAGTATGAACGATGTCTGGCACGCCGCGACAATCGATTAACTTCCTTGCAACATTCTCTCGCCTATATGCAACAAATGGATAAACACCAGCAAGATGATCCAAGACCGAATCCTTACCAACTGTTTCGGTGATTTGCGGATTAAATACTGTGCAGTGAACACTTAGGATTCCATCTTCATCTATCAGCTTCTGATATGCATAAACAACTTCATACAATCCTTCAGTTGCACCGTGCTGTGTGAATATATCTGAAAGCGGTTCTTGATAAACTGCCGGATAAGCTTCTTGTGCATTCATCACATCATCCACCCATTGCTGGCTATAATCATATGTTGAAACAAGCTGCTGCAATTCCCACTCTGACATCCATACGCGCCTAAACAGTATTGGCGCAGATTGGAGTTCAACTACTTCAGGCGGACAAAAGAACTCATCAAATGGTTTTAATGCAATTACCTGCGGACAGTTTTTAGTTACAACATCTTGCGGTATTTCAGTTTGACCAGTTTCCCTTAGTTCGCGAACCAGCTTCTTAGCGCGGCTTCGTTTTAAACCAAGTTCAGCTTCTAGTATTTCAGCAGCTAAATCATTTTGGTCTGGATCGGCTATCATCGCTGGCAATTGACCAAGCGGAGATTCCTCGCCGGCTTGAGTTGCAATTTCAATCAACCCTTCCATTGTGATTGGAACCATTGTCTTGGTGATTTCGCGCTCCCACTTTACGTGAAGAACACCGAATCCATATTGCTGACCATAGTTAGCTAATAGATTTGCCTCTTGCCTTAAATCACCACGTAGTTTGTTTTCCCTGTAATAGTTCAATAAGCTAGTAACAACTTCAGACTGAGCCGCATCGTTTACTTCAGTTGGTGCTGCACGCAGTATCCCTCGCTGAAATGCTGTAGTACATATGTCTGCATTTTCCGTGCATACCATGTCCGCAAGCCGAACTCTCGTGTCGCTTGCGCCGTCCCAAGGAAACACTTCATCCGTATCATTGGTTTGATGTTTCTTGCCGTCCTCATCCTGTCCGGCCCACACAGCAAACCGCACGTCATCCGCACGAGTACGCCTATAAGCTAGATCGTTATATCCGCCGGCACGTGTGTACTCGGCGATTAGTTCATTTACCTCCATTCAACTTTCCCTTCCCTTTTAAAATAATCATCAATTGTTTGACGTATAAATTTACGTTTTTGTTTCAACGGCACTATGAACCGGATTTCGCTATCGTCAGCGAGTGCATCTAGTTCGATTAGTGTTAGTCCGCTGTACTCCATTGCCTGTGCAGTGGTTAATAATTTTGGCCAGTGCATTAGTAACTTCCTCCTCCTCTACTTTCCATACATCCCTCCTCTACCATTAAATTGTCATCCATAACTAAATATCTGAGGCAGTCAGCAAAATCCTTACAAGCACCGCGATCTTTATCTATATAGGTCCATTCCTTTAATGCATAGATGAGGTTTGGACAGTTTTTGCTTACATACAGCCTTGGATAATTTTCATTATCAATTGGCTGTGTCGGATCGAAATACAAAAGGTCATTTATAAGTGCGACGCCTTCATCGACATGTTTGCCGGACGCAGGATAAAAGTGCATCGGCTCAAATCCGTACTCATCTAAATGCAACTTATCCAATATGCAGTTGCCGTCTAGTGTCCGATTTGATGCGGCACGTGGATCGATTAGACGCAGAAATATTTCTTCACCATCTTCAATCTCTTCAATCAACCGCTTGTATTGCCAAATAGCTAAGGCACCACCGCCTGATTTCTGTGCCGGACCTGGCGAACCATCTGCTTTGTGTGAAGGCACGGCCCAATCACCCATAGATCGATCTGGCCATTCGCGGTAGATATAAACGCAGTCATCGACTACGCGACCCCATAGAAAGCACCAATTGCGGCTACCTGCAGGGTCCGCTATCATCAAATTCATTCCTTCATCTGGAATCTTACCGGGTTCAATAATGTGATCATCACCAAATCTCGGAAACTGATTACCAGCGGTTGCTGTGGCCCAACCATATGCGCGGACCTTTACTTCACCGTCATGCAATCCATACAACCTCTTCTTTAATTCATTGTAGGGGTTGTAGGGATTCCACTTTGTATGAAACCAAATTGCATGCGCTCGTGGTCGCCGGCATCGCATCACATATGGCATTTTACCTTCAGGTCCATTCGGAAGATTTTGACCAGGTAACAACTCCGAATCTTCCCACTCAGTAACTTCGCCAGCACTAATCATATCTTTTACCGTCATCGAATAGCCTTCGATTGGCGTGAAGCTGACAATTAACTTTCCGCTACGTGTAATTAAGCGGTATCTCAGTGTTTCTAGTAAATCGAATGGCACCAATTCATCACACCAAATTAGGTCCGCCTCTAACCCCTCGACCGTCCTTCGGTCTTGGCTATAGTGCATAAAGTGACATTGGCTACCATTTGGTAAAATAAACGCATTCCCAGTAAAACCGTTTTTAACTGAATAAGATACTGAAGCTACATTGCTTTTAATCTTACGCCTGTATTCGACTGGTAAGTATTTATGTATTACCGGCTGTTGTGTCTGAAGTGATGATTGATGAGTTGTATGAAAACAAATGACCCGAAGGTCTTTTTTACTCATTAATGTTTTCACGCACATCTTTGCGGCGTATTCAGTTTTTCCACTTCTATTTCCCCCGCTAATCAGCAGTTCGTCAGATTCAGCTAGAAGCTTATCAGCTTTGGCCCAATGTTCTGGTTCATATCCAAAACGATACGGATCATTGAACTCGTCATAAATACGTTTACCACGACGCAGCATTGCATCGCGGAACTCTTTCTCGCCTGCCTCCGTCTCACAGGCAACCGCCGCGTCTTCACGTGACGGCAACCTGTAGATCGGATGCGGACGATAGATATATGGTTCCAGATCGATCAATCTGTAGTGACGATCGTTGGTTCCTTATCTTCTTCCTCTTCGCCAGCTTCGGCTGCTGGTCCTATATCAAGCGCAGTTGCTAATACATTAGCTGCATTTTGCACCGCCGCTTGCTGTTGATTAGCCACTTGTAAGGCTAAATTTATCAGCGTATTTAAAGCTGATATTGTCTGTTCCTTGTTATCTTCATTCATCTTTATAACGCAGCCTCAACGCATACACGTAGTGCCACAAATCGATTATCTCTTCCTCTAGTTGACTCAGCTTTACCTTATCAACCAAACATCCTCCGTGTTCAGTCTGACCTGCCATATATTTAGCGTAAGCCAGCGCATTGAACCTTTCCATGCTTTGCCTCGCTATCTCCTCCGGCGGTAACTCGCACCGATACGGCTGTTCAGTCTCTGTCATTTTTGTCCCTTTTGTTGATTGCCGCTACTGCTGTCTTATGCTGCAAATTCCGCTTTTCCTGTGCCATCCAGTTGCCAGTTGCCTGTCCTCGCTTGGCCAACCATTCGTCAGCCTTGCGGTTGAACTCCTTACATTGCGCCATCGAAATGTCATCTGCTGAACTGCCAGGCGCAGTCACATATAATATCTGTCCGTTTAGTCTTCTCATTTTACCAAATACCCGGGTAACGAGGTGATCGACCCATTTGCCGATATTGATCGCCATCCCTTTGAAATTTAATCCGCATGAACTTGCCTTGCCGGTCAGGTCGCCATTTTAAGGCGTTTTGGACCCGAACGCGGTAAGTCCCACCATTGTCGCCTTTGACCTCAACCATCTTTGAATTGCGCCAATCCCAGCGGGTCACACAACCTGTCATCACAAGTGGGACAACTGTGGTCTCTTCGATCTTGAAATGTTGCCGCATCTTGATTAACCCGGCCGGCGTTAGGATTACCTCCCTCTCCAGACGCCAGTGTTCCGGATTAACCAAGTGCTTGTCTCTGAACCTTTTCAGGACTTTACGCGACAACCCCCATTCACCCACTAACAGCTTTTCCAAGTACTCCCCTGGCCTCATCTTCTTCACACTATAAATAGTTGGAACGATCACCCTGATTCCCTCCAGTAATCGATCAGCAGGAAAACCAAGAAAACCTGCTAACCTGAGTGACCGTTCCAGTCTTTTTCAAAAAATTTTTCATATGCTACTACCCATATAGAGAGCCTGGCCTATACCCGAAGGTCTACCCCCTCCCCGGCTCTGGTTGATGTTTGTGGTTAGGTTCAACTTTGATAATCTGCAACTGTTTTATTCTGTTTTAATTGATTGGTTAGTAGACAAAATAGTATACAAATTTTTACACCCTTTATTACCAGTAAGTTAAACCTCACAACCTATGGCTACCTAATCCACCGTTGTTATATTGGCCCTTGGTAACCTGTCTAATACGTCCTCAATCTTGTCATCTTTCACCGACACATGCTTAACTACAGTGGCTGGCATTTCGTTCATTAATAGGAGACTTTTTTCTGTGCATATTCCTGCGATAACCGATGCCTGAGCCGCACTGACTTCATCCTTCTCAAGCTTCTCAATCATTCTATCTGTGGCCATCTCAGCAACCATACCCATCTTAGTAGCCAAGCGTCGCTTAGCCTCTGGGATGGACTCAAAGTGACGGTGCCTCAATACAGACACAGTCGACGGTGCCACTCCGTAAGTCTCGGCCAGGTCGGCAACTGTCCTGCCTGCTATTAAGCCTGCAGCGATGCCTTGGTAAGCCTCTGGATCAATCTTACACCCAATACCCTTGGCAGGTTGTTCAACGACGTTTGCGGCGCTTTCTTCGCTTTGCTTCAAATCTTCCATGATAATCTTCTATTAACCTTCTAGCTTTCTCAGCTTCGGATTCAGTTTCGTATG